CCTTTTTCTATATCGTATTCGTCACTTTCTTCTTTTTCTTCAAATAACTTTCCACCAACAAGATATACAGAGATAGCACCTGCAATTACTATAATTGACTTGCTAATACTATCAATTTGCCATCCCCATACTTCTGCTAGTCCTATCAAAATCATGTTAATAAAATTAAGCCCATTGACAACGTATTTTGATATCTTTTTTACTTTTTCCATTATTAATCACCATCCTTAAATTCGTTATGTAATATTTTTTCACAATATAATTTTGTTTCACTGTTGTATCCGTGAGATAAGTATTCATCACAAGCTTCTATTTTATCTCTAAGTGGTATTCCATCAGCCCAAATAAGAGTCCTTAGCGTTGTCTTATTTATCATTTCTATCATATTAGAATTGTTTTCATACATTTTATATGCACTAATGATAAAGCCAATTATTGCTATCAAGATCACAACCAATTCCTTTGCCATTTTTAATTTCTCTAAGATTTTCTTCATCATGATTCACCTCTTAATTATTCTATTCATAGTAATCACTTGCTTTAATTATTTGACCTGTACTAGCCCAATAAGTCCATCTATTTGCTACTATCCAATTTTCATATAAATTATCAGGTACGACAATTATAAATGAATTATTTGTTGAACCAAAAGCATTATTATTATTTAATGTTACAACACTTTGACTATCTCTAAAATCAACTACTCTTAATTCATAACAAAATCGACATAATGAACCACCTATTGTTGTTATATTTGATGGTATTTTTATATACTCTAAATTATAGCAATAGTTAAAATCTCCAGGCATTGTAGTTGTATCAGTACGGATTGCAATATCTTTCAAGTCCATACAATCATTTGCAATAGTATTATTGTAATGACCATCAATAGTTAATCTTTTTAATGAAGTACAATAGTCAAATGAACCTGATGAACCAAAAACACTATTTTTTGATAAAGATACAACTTTTAAATTAGTACAATGTTGATAACTATAATTCGAAAGATATTTTCCTAAAGGCAAAATTACTGCTTCTAAATCATAGCAATAAGACATCAAATAATTTGGATAATTTATATTTGTTGGTAATACTATTGATTTAATTCCTGTTAATGAACATAAACAATATGTTGCAAGATTTACATTATTGTTTAAATATATTTTCTTTACTTTATTAGAATATTTATCTTGTTCACTAAAAGTTGTATTTTCAGTAAACAAACTTTGGAAAGTTTCACTTGTACCTTTTAAATAAATAGTAGAATTACTACTTATCTTTATTTCGTAACTTCCTTCTTTTGAATAAATATGTTGTGTATTTAAAGTAGTAGAAGTTGATGAACCTGTTACATCTTGTGTATTACCATCTCCCCAGTCAATAGTTGCAGTTCCATTTATTGCAAAATTTAAGTATGGTTCTTTTGTATTTTTATCTAATCTTACAAATATATGTATTTTGTTATCACTAGGTAAATATGTATGTCCAATTTGTAACATACCACATTCTTGAACATAACTTTTGGCGTCACTTAATGTCCAATTCCATCCTTGACTTGTTAGTCCTTCGTGTGTTGGACTTTCAGGCATTTCAGTTAATTGCAAAAAGTCATTAGCACTATATGAATGTAATAGTGTTCCATCATAATCGTAAAAGTTTACATCATTTTCTTGAACACTATCACTTACATTAACAATAGCACTTGCATAATTAGTAACATCATATTCACCATTTTGATTTATTGATATTGTACCACTAGGTGATGGTCCTCCACCACCCCCTGCATTTTTACCTAATAAATAGCTTATTATATCCATAGTTATTCACCGTCTATCCATTCTTCTTCATCAGCGTCATAGAATGATATCTTTTGTGTATCTATTTCAATGAATACAGCACCATTTAATATTTCTTTATCGTCTAATTCTCCTGTAGGTTTTTCATCAGTTGAAAGTCCCCTTAATTCAGTGATATTGTATCCCCCAGTGCTACTGTTCTTTTCTGTTCTATAAATAGTTACCATAATTATTCTCCTTTTCTTTTTTATTTCCATTTTCCTATTGCCATTAAAGATATAGTATAAGATGTTTCTCCTCTTGAATTTGGTCTTACCAAATATGAACTACCCCATGCTGTTGTTGATGTATTTTGTATTCCTTCTATAAAACAACCACCACTTCCACAATTTGTTGCTGTTACTGTTGGAACTGATGAAAATGTTGCAGGAAAAGTTCCAAAATTAACGGTAGATGTACTTTCATATAAAACTCCCCAAGAATTAGTAATAGTTGCTGTATAAGTTGCTCTTTTCCAACAAATTAATGTACCATCAGCAAATTTAACATAACTTCCATTACTATTTGTTCCTTCTTCAGGTAGTTGGTTTGTTAAAGCAAGAGTTCCATCAGTTGTTGGAAAGGTAACTGCTACTCTATTACCCCAAGCACTTTCTTCATAATCTTCATCAGAAATATAAAGCGCTCTTAATTTATTATCTAGTGAATATGTTCCCATACTCCAGTCGCCACTTTGAGTTTTTAAAGAGAAAGCAGGTCTATATGTATCACCTGTGGCATTTGGGTTATTAATGATAGCATATAATCTACCTTGCCCCCAACCTCCTCCACCTGAACCTTGAAGTTGAGAACCACGAGGCATTGCTATACCATTTAATGCATTTAATGTAACATTAGTATCAAACTCATCCTCATCCCAATTAAATACAGGAGTTCCTTTTGATACTGTTATACCCGTTATTGATTTAGTTTGTATTTTATCTGTTGCTCTTACTTGAAAGTCATAAACTTTCGTGTAATCAAAATCACTTAATTGTAATGATCCTGAATATGTATTACCACTTACTGTTCGAGATATACTTGTCCAACTTCCCCAACTTGATGAAGTTCTTTCTTTATACCTATATTGCGTTGTTAAACTATTACTTTGACTTCCAAATGAATTGTTAAAGTAATTACCACTTATTGATATATTTACCTTTTCATCCGTTGGTTGATTTCTTACTACTGTTGCATTTAGTGTTAATGGAATATAATTTACCATTGTCATTGTTTTTGTTTGACTTGTTGTATATCCTCTACTATCAGTTACTATTGCTTGAAACGAATTGGTAGAAGCACCATTAAAGTTTACTACTCCACTACTTGCTGTTGTTCCATTAACCTTTATCGAGCTTATTGTTGCACTATGTTGTCCACTTGCTGTTACTGTTGCTTTTACATTACTTACATATCTTACCATCTTTGAACTATCGCCTGTTAGAGATGTTGTTGTTGAATTAGTATCTACTAATGTATAACTACTTATTGTTGGGTTTCCTGTTGCTGTAAAGGTTGCTGTTACTGTTGATGATGTTCCTACTAAAGATGATCCGTTGTATGTATCAGCATAAAATTGACATTTAATAGTTTTGCTATTTGGTATTAAAGAATAGAAGCTTGTTGGAACTGTCCAAGCATATACTTGATTACTTGTCTTATCTACTATCTTTGTCCAACTACTCTGTCCGCTCGCTTTATAGTATAACGTAGTAGTGAATGACGAACTATTTTTGTTAATAGTAATGTTTGTCGAACTCCCAATATTGGCGTCAGTAACACCTATTTGACTTGCTCTTGGTATTGTTGTTAATGTTAATGTTCCACTTGCACTTGCATTACCTGGTGTGAAAGTATAACTTGTGTTATCGGTTATTGTAAAGCCAAATGATAGATTTTTCGTTCCATCATTATTGTGAGCTATTCCTGTGACACTTGCTGATTTAATAGTTACTGTTGAACTGCCATCATATTTGGAAATTGATCCTGACGCAACTTGTGTTCCATTTACACTTATTGTATACGTTACACCACTTGCATTCCAGTCCCAACCTTTTTGTTTTGGAGATATCTTTAATGTATAAGAAACATCACTTGTATTATTGTTTACACTATAACTTGTTTCAGTAATCTCCATTGTAAAATTATGATGATTTTTACTACCTGTTGCTGTTATGGTTGCCATATTATCCTCCTATATAGAACATTCCTGTTCCATTTTCATAATCTTCCATTCGTGAGTTTTGACCTACTACTAAATAATGTTGAACTATTAAATTATCACTTGCTACTACTGTTTGACCTTCAAAGTCACCAAATTGAGTATTGCCACTATTTACATATCCTGCAAATAGAATGTAATCATCACTACCATCGGTTTTCTTAACACCTACACCAACTTCATTAATTGTTGTTTTAGTATTAGCATTTGTCTTTTCATAAGTCATACCATTTTCGTCAAATGTTCCACTTGTAGTTTGAACTATCTCACTTACTATTTGATTATTATTTTCATCATAGAATGTTCCTTTTAATATTGATTTCACATCAGTTTTTGTATAAGTGTCAGTTTGTAATGTTGATACTCTATTTTCTATTTCAACTGTTCTTGATACTGGTGTATATCCATCAAACCTATTTACTATTTCTTGATAGTTGTTATTAACTGTTGTATCTATTGTATTT